CCAGCAGCGGTAAAGTCCTTTACAACAAAGGTTGACTTTACTGACACTGTCCTTGCCGCACACGTCAATGATCTTCAAGACGAAGTCAACTCATTGCAAGCAAACATTGGAACCTATATCAAGACAGGTTCTGGATGGGTGGGCTCCTTTGATCAAGTTACTACTGCCTGGAACACTTTAAAGGATCGTATTGCAAATATTGAGTATGGTCTCAACACCGCTTACGCAGCCAAACTTCCAACAGGCGGAACTACTGGTCAAGTTCTTGTTAAATCATCAAACGATAATTACGCAGCATCTTGGGCAACTGGAGATTTTCTTCCTTCTCAATCAGGGCAGGATGGAAAGTACTTGACTACCGATGGATCAACCGCATCCTGGGCAACAGTTGCTCAAGGTGGAGAGACAATCAGTTCGTTTCTACTCGCTGGCTGTTAGGATAAACCGTGGCAAAATACGGAGTCAATTACTACGGCGCTACTAAATACGGCGCACTAGCAAAATTAGTTTACTCAGTAGAACCAATGTCTATACTGGTTCTAGATTTTAGTAGAATACTCATAACATGGCAGACACCTAGAGGAACATTCTCTCGTGTACGTCTAGTTCGTAATCAAGCAGGATTTCCTGAGACTGCCGAAGACGGCGTAATTATTTTTGATGAGTTTGCTACAGAAGGCAACCTTTCTCGATCTTATTTTATTGATGGCGAAGACAATCCTGAGAGCATCCCATTTGTACCAGGTCGTCAGGCTTACTACAGGTTCTTTATCTTTACCGATCAAAAGGTCTGGAGAACTGCTGGGTCTGTAACTACAATCATTCCTTCTGACCACGATACCCACAATCAATTTATGAACACCTTGCCTCGTGTTTACACAACTGCAGAACAGAGCCCACTAGGTGCTGTAGACACGTCCTCGGATCTCTACAAATTTATTGATGGGCTTATGTTTGCTCAAGAAGAAGCCATGTCTTATCTAGATCTTTTACGACCAACTCATACAGGACTAGAGACCCCGTTCCAATTAATTGCGGCTTACAGATCTAACTTTGGTTTAACACCAGAGCCAGCCCTTCCAATCAAAAATCAAAAGCGACTTGTTCGTGAGGCTCAGTATATGTACAGCCGAAAAGGTACAGAACTTTCTTTGGGAACTTACATAGAGTCACTAACATGTTTTAATCCCACTATCACTGTTTCAGGAAACCTACTGCTTTCTGTACAAGATTCAACTTTTTACAACGGCATTGGTAACTGGGCAACAAGTGCTGCAACTTTAACGGCTAGTAACGAACAGGTTCCTGTTGATACAAGCACAGTTATAGACGATGTCTTTACTGGAAAAGTAACTGCGGCATCTGGCTCTGCCTACATTTCTTTAGGAAATAGCGCCCCAATAACCAGGGGAATACCAGTCAATAGTGATACCGATTATTTAATTGGATTTAAAGTTAAATCACCAACAAGTGCTGGAAATGTCAAAGTAACTATTACTTGGTACGACAAAGACGGTCAATCTCTAGGAGATTACAGTGGCTCAAATGTTGCTGCTAACAATACTTGGAAGACTCAGTGGACAGCCGCCACATCTCCAGCAGATGCCGTATATTCCTCTTTAAAATTTAACTTCTATTCTGCAGGTGTGTACTACTTAGATCAAATAGATGTGCATGCTGGAACAGATGAGACATATAACGAAGCCCGTGCTATCGACGTGTTTTTAAATCCAGTAAATACAAACTACATACACAACCCATCATTTGAGGTCAACGTTACAGATGGATGGACATTAAGCGGTCTTGCAACTGCTGCAAAGAACTCTGACGTATCAGAACTATCGTACTCTGGAACAAGTAGTGCAAAGATAACCGCAACTGGTGCTTGGTCATACACCTCAAACACTATACCTATAGATCAGGGTACGTACTACACGGTATCTGGATTAATCAAGTCTAATGCAAATGTAACAGTAAAATTTGTAGGAAGAAACGGTGACGGTGACGTAGTAGTGACTGAAAGTTTGTCTACCGTAAACGCCACCACTAACTGGGCACAGTTTAGTGTTACGCACTTAACGGATGCCCTTGATGACAGCATAGTTACTTACGAACTTTTACTAGAAGGAACTTCTGGGGCATTCTACTTTGACTGTATTCAATTTGAAAAAGGAATAAAGGCATCAGATTACTTTGATGGAAATATCCCATCTGAATTTGGCGCTATCTGGGAAGGTACTGCAGACAATTCGCATAGCCATCTATACCCAAATAAACTTTCAAAGATATCTCGTCTAGGTAAAACCATGACTGACTGGGTGCCTATGAACTCTTTTTGGATTATCCGATCTTATGCAGGGGTGGAATCAACTAACCTGACGGTGTAGGATCACGGTCATGACTGACCTACTGATATCCGTAATACTCACAGGACTTGCAGTTACATACGTAATTGAGTTCCTAGATCTAATAACCACAGGGTTATTTGGAAAGACTCTACTAAACCAATACCTTGCTCTCCCATTAAGTTTTGGCGGGATGTTTGTGCTATATGACATTGACTTACAGATGTTTGTGTCAATACCAGCAACTACCTTTGTCTCCCTTATAGTTAGTAAGTATTTAAACAAGCCAGTTGTAATAAATAACGGAACACGACTACCAAGACTTTAGGGGCAAAAATGAAACGGATCATAATCTTAAGTTTTAACGAGAACGTAAATGTATACGCTGGAGTCAAAGAACTCTTAGAGTTACATCCAACTTCTGAAGTGCTTATACCCATTGAGGAATACGGCCAATTTATAAAGAGCGCACTAAAAGCCGTAATGGAAAGTAATAACCCGTTTCATTTATTTTTCTCAGAAACCGCAGCCATCTCTGAAGTAGTTGCTTCAGAAAACATCACGTACTGCATTGATCCACTAAAGGAAGTGCTACGCACCGTAACTACCGAAGATGTCATGGGCATGGTCTGGGAAGATACAAAGGAGTGCCACATAACCCTGCATTCCCTTGAAGACTTTGGACTTGAGATGTGGGACATCACCGATGGTCTGGATGTCATTGAGATCGACTACGACAAGGACGATGACACTGACGTCATCTATGACCTGATGATGCAGAGTCTGGATGTCTTTGTGGAGAACCTTGCCGCCTACGTAACCAGCGCCGTCTTAGATGTACTATCCTCCACGATCATGGAGAGGATGGCCGAAGAAGAGGGGCAGAAAGATATTTCGCCCTTCGATGACGATGACCTATGAGAATCCCTGCAGAGGCGTTTAACGCCGACATAACCGATTACCAGTTCCGACTACTAGCCACAATATGCCGCTTAGCGGGCTCTGAAGGCCGTTTTAAGACCTCAGTAGCCGAACTTGGTGCACAGACTGGCAAAACATCAGACCGAACTGTCAGGACTGCCCTCAAAGCCTTAGAAGCCGCTGGCTTCATAAAGCGGACACCTAGTAAGAGGGCCAATGGATTTAAGGGTATGGACTGGTACGAACTTGCAGAAAATTACCGCACTGGTGCTGAGAATTACCGCACTGAAAATTACCGCACCTCACATGACTATAAGCCACGTAGCCATACTACTAATAAGCCATTAGTACCTAATAGCCAAGATAGTAATAAATTAAAAGAATCTGAAAACACAAGTGTTTTCACTAAGGAGATACGAGTCCCTATGAAAAAGTATACTGACGATGGAGACGACCTAGCAGGCTTCGGTCTTGTAGAGGAGCGGGATGCTCCAGCAGTAAAGATTCGAAAGACTGACCCCAAGACTCGTGGAAAGAGACCTCAGCATGAATGGACGGCTATGGACGTTGCTGCTGAGTTTAGTTACCAAGTCGGGCGCAGATATCCTCTTCTCCCAGGGACGGTCAACGTCGGCAAACTTGCGGGCGCACTCCGAGGATTCAGAACTAAGTACGAGACCACTCCCCTAATCGAGTTGGAGTTGCTTCGTTTGTTTATGGCGGACGAAAGAAACTTCCAGAACATCGGTGATGAAGCGCCGTCTCTCTACAAACTTTACCTAGCATCATTTGGCAAGAAGATGAACCAAGCCAGAGAGAACCTCGGTTTGACAAAGGTAAACGCATCGATCGATACTTCGATCAAGGTAAGCACTCTCACTGCCAGCGATGGTCGTGTGTTCCAGAACTCGCTCTCTGGTCGTGCACAATTAGAGCGATATGAAAAACGATTAGGAGCAAATAGCAATGGCTAAAAAAATCAGCAAGGTATTTGAAGCAACACTAAAAAAGAATCCTGAAAAGGGTGGCGCATGGATGGCTACTGTTACAGTTCAAGAAGACGGTGTTGACACAGTTGACGTTGTAACTACAGCGGCTTGGGCTAACGCATCAGCAGGCAAGCGATGGATCAAAGAGATGGTTCAGAAGTTAACGCCACGCAAATCTGTAAAGATGACTGCATGCACAACAACTCCTCCAGACGCTAAGGGAAAGCCTATGGCGTTTGAAGGCAAACTGTCCTTCAAGGCCTAACACGAATACGAGGGTAATAACATTTAATGTACGACATTAATCAACTGCCAGCGATCAAAAAACACTGGCTACTCCGTAACTCAAATATCCCACGTCGCTTTCTGGGATTAGAGCCGCAGGACATTGTGGATCGTTCTGGGTATTTTCCTGATGAGGTAGCGACGTGGATTAGTGATGCCACGAGTGGGCAAGTCATTAAGCAGGTTGGCAACATCGGAATCAATGGCGTTGGACTTCTGTTTGATGGCGGTCCAGGAATTGGCAAGACAACTCATGCGGTAGTTGCTGCTATGGAATTCTTGCGTCATCTACCAGACAGCGATGTAGAGGCCGCAAAGGTACTAGGGCTCAGTGTTGGAGATTACGGCCTTAGCGCCAGACCGATCTACTACATGACCTACCCTGAGTTTTTATCAAGAAAGAAGTCAACCTTTGATGCGGATCACGAGGATAAGCGCAATATGGTTTATGAACTTGATGGCTTCCATGGACGCTCAAAGTTTGACTGGTTAAATGTTCGCATACTTGTCATCGATGATCTGGGTAAAGAGTATGGATCTAAATACGACGATACTTCTTTTGATGAAATCTTGCGCCTAAGATATGACAAGGCTCTCCCGACAATCGTGACTACGAATGTTAGACTTGAGAATTGGGAAGCGGAGTACAAGGAAGCGATGGCGAGTTTCGCTCACGAAGCCTTCATCCGAGTCCCTATCGTTGGTTCAGACTTAAGAGCAGCGCAATGAAGGGGATGAGAATGGAAAGCGATTGGCGTACAGTCCAGTTGTTCATCTCTGCTCAAGCGGCTGGAATCTTTGAGGTAGAAGTCGATACTGAAACAAAGAGAACCCGATGCAACTGCCCTGTGTGGCGCAAGAACTCTACTTGTAAGCATGCAAGTTTTGTCAGCAACCGCATGAAGATGAACAAGGGTCATTACTCAATCCTCGTACCAAATGAGATATCAGAAGAACTTGCTGTAGAGGCAAGTGAGGATGCTAAATCGTTTCGTGATTTTGTAGTCAAGTACGCTAAAGTAGAGGTCATATGAAAAACGGAGACATATCAAATGTCTCCTCTCTACTAGTGGTCTGTCTATCAGATGTGGTTATTGGTCTTGTAGAAGAGGAGACCAATAGACTTCTATCAAAAAAGATTGAGCATAAGATCGGCAACATAGATTTGCAGAATGCAAACAAACTTTGGGTTCTTGCTAACAAGTACGGAGTCTCTTTAGAACTTGCTGGCTATGCCGATCAGGGTTGGACAGAGGAGTTACTTGAAAAGGCTTTTGATAAGTTAGAGAAGAGAGTGGTAAACCCATTCAACTACTGGCAACTCTATGATGATCCAGATGAGTTGGTTATGGGAATTCCGTACCGTGCTAATCTACGGGGAGTGATAGACATTCCAGGTCGAGTTGCACGATATGGATCAGCAGGAGTACAAATAGATAATATGTAAGAGGGGGCACAATGGCATCGGACAACGAACATCGTCTGATCAGTAAGATAATACGTGATAGAGAGATCGTACCTGCTCTTCAAATCGGTGTTAGTGAACAATGGTTTTTAGATGACGACAACAAACGTGTGTGGTCTTTTGTTCGCAAGCATTATGGAGAATATAGCGAAGTCCCTACCGCAGTTACGGTAAAAGATCACTATCCAAACTTTAAAGTTTTAGATGTTCAAGACAGCATTGACTATCTGTTGGACACGATGGTCTCATTCCGTCGTCGTCTCCTTACACGACAGGGTCTAGAGAATGCTGTAGAACAACTACAAGAGAACAATCATGATGCTGCTCTGCTTGCTATGGAGCAGACCATATCTAAAGTTAATGAGCAGGGCGTACTTGGTACTCATGAGATCGATTTAACCAAAAACACAGAAGAACGCTACAAAGAATATCAAGCGCTTCAGAATCAACAGTTCTTAGGAATCCCTACTGGCTTTGCAAAGATTGATGAAGCAACTGCTGGATTACAGGGCGGTCAACTGGTAACGATCATTGCCCCACCAAAGACTGGTAAGTCTCAAATTGCATTGAAGATGGCTATCAACATTCACATGCAAGGCAAGATACCTATGTTCCAATCTTTTGAAATGAACAACCATGAACAGCAACAGCGTCACGATGCGATGCGAGCAAACATTTCTCACGGTCGTCTTCGCAGAGGTAAGTTACTTCCAGCAGAAGAATCACGCTACATAGACATCCTTAACAAGATGGAGACAGAGCAGTCATTCCACTTAGTTGATGCTGTTAATGGAATTACCGTATCTGCATTGGCTGCAAAGATTGAGCAGACAAAGCCAGACATTGTGTTTGTAGACGGTGTTTATTTGATGCTTGATGAAATAAGTGGAGAGATGAACACTCCACAAGCCATTACAAACATTACTCGTGCGTTAAAGCGCATGGCTCAAAAGATAAATAAGCCAGTAGTAATCACTACTCAGACTCTTCTATGGAAGATGCGTGCTGGAAAAGTTACTGCCGATTCTATTGGTTACTCATCATCCTTCTTCCAGGACTCAGATGTAATCCTTGGCCTTGAGCCAGTTGAAGAGGATGAAGAGATTCGCCTACTAAAGATTGTTGCAAGCCGTAACTGTGGCCCTAGCGAGACTGCATTAACATGGCGTTGGGAGAGCGGTTGTTTCCACGATGAAGATGAGATGTTGAAGTGTAAGTTCTGCTCTGACTGGAGCAAGCAGTGGTAGATGTTGAAAAGATTCTTCTTAATCTAGATCTCCCACTACATGCTCAACGTGGTGTTGAGGTCAATGGGTTATGCCCAATGCATAAGAAGCGCACAGGTAAAGAAGACCACTCTCCTTCTTGGTGGATCAACACCGAGAGCGGCGCACACATCTGTTTTTCTTGCGGTTACAAGGGAAACATATACACCTTAGTTGCTGACATAAAAGGTATCTCCTACTTTGATGCTCAGGATTACATTGGCGAAAGCGCCGAGATACCTC